CGTTCCAGGGTGGTATCGCCGACCTCGCGGGGGACGTGCTTTTTCACGTCGCGACGGAGTGTTACACGGGGATGATGCCTGGGGTCCGAGAGGAGCAGTGTCGGATAGCTCAGAGTGTGCTCGAGCTCTGGCCCGGAGACATAGCTCACGAGGCCGTAGAGGTCGTGGCAGGGAGGCTGTCCCCTCTCTACGGTGCGCGCCCCTGGGCGTTCGAGCATGATGGGTTTTTGTACGAGTGCCCATACGACGCCTGGGGGCCGGGGCGCGCCACGCTCGCGGCGAAACGGCTCGAGACCATTATATCGACGAGGGGGGCGTTCTGGTTCCCCGACGTCCCGATCCGGAGCACAGCAGCATACGCGCGCCGCTGGATCAAGGACCGGAAAACCGGGCGGGAGATCAAGCCGGTCTACGACACGGACGGCTACCTCGCCCCGATGGAGTGAATTTTTCTATTGACTATTTTTTCGATACTTGTATAGATTAGATACAGGTTTAAATTTTCACAGCAGGAGGGTATGTCATGTCGATAGGAGTAGGGGATCTGGTGTACAAAATTTCTGCGTTCGACAGCTCGGGCGCGTTCCTCAGTCGATTGACGGACAGGATCCTGAGGGGGATCAGGGAGGGCCAGCGCGTCCAGGACTCTCTGAACGAGGGGTTGGTGGATGTGCTTGGACTCGATCTGTCCCTCCCCTCCTGCACAGCGCAGCCGGGGGACCAGGTCGCCACCCGGGGCGGTGTCGAAATTGTTGAGGGGGACCGAGAGTCCAACAAGGAGGTGTGCAAGGATATCCTCCGGACACTCGGGCTCGAAGATCAGGTCGACGTGTGGAGGGGGAAGCTGGAAAAATATCAGGGTGCGCGGACCGACCTCGAGCTCCTTTCGGAGAACCTCGACGAAGCGATACGGATCAAGATCGGGGGCGTGCTCCAGGCCCTGATCGACGACGGGTGCGAGAACGTCGCGGACGGGGTCAAGGACCTGGAGGGGTTCGTCGAGGTATGCTGGCCGAAGGTGCGCGGGCTCGCGGAGTCCGTTCTCGGCGCAGACGCGAATCCCGAACAGGAGACCATGGGGGTCGTCACAGAGGCGCTGAAAAAGCGCTCCTATCAGGACGTGCTCCACGACCTCCAGGTGATGGTGGAGCGAGAAGAGGTGATTCAAGGGAAAATCCAGAAATTGCTTTTTCGAGTGGCTGGGGAGTACCGGGGGGAGATGGGAGCTCTCGAGATGCTCGAGCGTCTCGAGAAATTTTTCGGGGACGCCCCCGAATTCTGAGGAGAGGGAAAACCGATGCCTATGTCACCGGAAGTTACGGCCGAAGTCCTGCAGGTGTTCGAGGGGGGGGAGCAGCTTGGGGCTGCGGAAGTCATGAAAAAAACAGGTCGGGGGCGCGTCGCTTACCGCGCCCTGAACGAACTGCTCGCGGACGGGCGGGTGGTCAGAGTCCGTCAGGAAGAGACGGCGCGGCGCCCCCGGTGGATATTCGGGCTCCCGGAGTCGGCCCCGTTCTGAGGAGGTTCTCGTGTGCCACCTATTCGCGTTCCTCTGGCCTGACCAGATAGAGCAGATCCGGCAGATCGCCAGGGAGGTCTGCCCGACGCCTGAAAAGCTGGCGGAGGTTGAGGCCTGGCTCGACGGGCTGTACAATCTGTTGCCACCCTGGGTCCGGAGGGAGCCGTGAAAATCAAAATCACAGGAAACTCTGTGGTGATCACGGCGGACACAAATGAGGTACTCATACCGGAGATCACTGCGGTAATGGCCCGACACAGGGGAGGGTCCGTCGCCATCACCAGAAGACAAAATGTCGACGCCACACGTATAATCCTCCACGGGGAGAGGATCGAACTAGATGTCGCAGACAAGAGGACGTACCTGTGCACGTCACCATCGAGATAGACGACCGGGAGGCAATCTACCTGGGAGAGGAGCGCTACCTCGCGGGGGAGGCTACAGGCCCCCGCGGTCGTCAGGTCGTGAGCTGGGTCCCCGGGGCGTACGGCAAGGTTGTGTCTCTCGACGCCCTGATCGAGCTCTGGCTCGAGTTCCAGGTGGACCCACGATACGAGACCGTCAGGCATCCGGAGGGGTCGCGCGATGGTTCAGGCCCCGTCCACGCCGACGCGTCGGACGAGTGGAGCTACCGTGAGCGTCGGCAGCTCCGGGAGACGATGGGGAAGGACCCCCGGAAGGTCGAACGAATGCGCACTGTGAACGCGCGAAAAAAGGAGATGGCGTGGTAGGACCCAGCAGAAAAAACCCCCTCCCAAAAGCGGAACAGTCGCCGAATGGCGTCTACTACACACCAGGCTGGCTGGTCCGCCTCTGGGTGGAATACCATACCCCCCGGTGTCCGAGCAGGATAGTCGACGTGGGGGCCGGGGACGGTCGACTCGGAGAAGAGTTCGGCGCGATCTGGATGTTCGACGTCGATCCGAAATCTCAGAGTGTAGCCAGGGAGGACCTGTTCCGACCGCTGATAGTCCCCTCCCCTATCGGCGACCCCCTCTCCATCGTCTCGAACCCCCCGTTCGGCGACGTCCAGCGGTGGCTCCTGCGGTGCCTCGAGCTGTGCGGCCCGGGGGGAGACGTCTCACTCCTGCTCAGGTGTGGAGTGATGCAACAGGTGAGCTGGCCAGTCTCCCCGAAGCGCGCGGTTTTGCCGAAGCATCGGGTGGCGTTCGAGGTTGAGGAGGCCTACGCGCTCGAGGTGAACGCGCGGAGGGCTCGGCAGGGGAAGTCCCCGTCAGCGTTCCGGGACGCATCCGTCCCGACCGGGTGGCATCTAGGGAGCCCCGGAGACGACCACGGGATCTTTACCTTCGAGCCGGAGTGGTCCGGCTCTTGTGATACCATATACGTGGACTGCGAAAAATACATGAGGCCGGAGGGTTGAAACCATGACAGACCAGATCCCGATCGTCGATCCATCCAGGCAATTTTACGTTTCCGCGACGTACGATGAAACACAACGGGAGTTCGTCGTCCTGCTCGGGCCGTTCGAGACGCACCAGGAGGCTTTGGATCTTGTCGCGACAGCTCGGAGGCTGGCGGAGATAGTCGACCCACGAGCGTGCTGGTACGCGTACGGGACGTGCTCGAGTCTGAGGGTGAGTAAGAAGACCGGGCTGGCGATCGAACCGAAGAAAGCGATCTTCCGGCCAGGTGTTGATGGGACGTACGACGCGATGGACTCGGACGGGGTGACAGTCGTCCGCGAAGGGTTGAGACTATGATCGAATGCCAGAAATGTGGCGACGACGACATGGTCCGAGAGGTGATCGAGGGGGAGGTGTACCTGACGTGTGAGTCCTGCGGGGAGAGTATCCCCACAGATCAGAAAACCGAAACGGAGGTGTGTCGTGCAGAACCTGAGAGACGAGACTGGAGAGGGTGGGTACGAAGTTGCAGGGGAGTTAATCGATCTGACCAGCAGGATGGAGGATGTCCCTGACCACGTGCTCGAGCGCAGCCTCCCGCCGTGGGGGTGGTCGCAGTGGCTCCTGTGTGCCCTGTCCTGCGTGCTCGTAGTCGCCGGGGGGTTCCTGGTGCTGTCCCTGCTCGGAGGCATGGCGATGGTCGCGGGGAGCAGGTAGCAGTTGGTAAAACCTAGGGGGAGGGGAGGGTTGAGATCATGACTGAAAAACTGGAACAGGTAGGCAGTGGGATCCGTGTGAACGAGCAGCTGGATGTCGATTCGGAGTACCCTCAGGCGAGTCAGGAGTATCCTCGTGTGGACTTCGAGACCGCGATCTGTGGCGCGAAAAATCCAACGTTCGCAGTGTTCGACCAGCGGATTCGTCAGCGGGACGAGTCGATCGCGACCGTGCTCAGGGTCGTCGAGAAGATCGTGTCTATCGGAGAGAACGACTACTCGTTTGCTGAGCGGTGGGGGGTTGAGATCTCCGAAGCGCGTGATTTGATCGACGCGATGGAGACACTCCGAGAGTTGGCTGGGAACGTCCCGGCGGAGACTATACGTGAGAGGAACGCGTCCGCGATCGCGGACCTTGACGCAGCGTGCAGTGGCCTGGAGTCGATGGTGGGTGAGATCCGAGCGTCGATCGAGCGGTCGCAAGAGCTGGTCCGGGACCTGGGGAAGGGCATGCTCGAGCCGTGGGAAGCGCAGGTGGCGGACGGGTGGAGAGAAGAGCACGCGGCACGCAGGGAGGCCGCGATCAAGGGGCTGGGGCTCGACACGGTCCCGAAATAAACGCTATATCAGCCCCGGCGTCGGGGTAGGGATCTCACGGACGGGGACGCCCTCCCCCGGGAACTGGCAGCACCATGGCCACATGCCGGGACAATTCGGGGGGCAGTTCGGCCAGGATGTCCAGCGAGCAGCCCCCCAACCGATCGACACTCCCAGAATAACCAGCAAAATCCACGAAATCACCTGCTTCCGCATTGCATCTCCGTTCGAGCTATTGTGGTGTTCTCTCCGACTCTATTTTGTTGTGGTCTCAGTGTGACTACCAGCACCAGGGTCGCCGCCAGGAGGAGCGCCAGGAACACCGCCCCCGCCCTGCCCCACGATTCCCGGCGACGCCTCCAGAGCTTGACGCTGGCCCGTAGTGCGAGGATCGCCTCCGTCGGGGGGAGCCCCATAGACGAGACGATCGATCGACCGAGAGCCCCGTGGGTCGGCAATCGACCAGGCAACCTCGAGCGAACGAGCTGAAGCCTCGAGCGCCCTGTCCCGGTCCCTTTTCGCTGCGACGTACTCACGGTGGGACTCCCACCAGACCCCGACCGCTCGGCAGAGGTCTGCGTACACGCGTGCAACGGCGGGGCAAAATATCTCGGGTTTCGTGATTCTGACCACGAGCACGAGCAGGGCGCACCCGAGCAGGGGAGCGAATCCGTACTTCCCGACGATTGCAGCGATTTTTTCCAGTTCATCCACGACCTCTCCTATAGTGTGCAGGTGTCCCACTCCGGACCGATTGCGCAAAAAGTCAGGACGACGCTGGACCAGTCGCACAGTGTCGCCCATCCGTACATCACCGAAAACGAATACCACTCCCCGACGACAGGATCGGCAGGCATCCCCAGGTCGCAGGAGTACCCACAGTACAGGATCTCAAAGTCACCGACCCAGAGGCACAGATCCGCGTCTACGTCTCGGACCAGGGAGGCATCCCCTTCGACGGTCAAGTTTCCGGAGGGGGACACGGACACGGACACAGAGCGCTGAATGTAAGGCTCTGGTGTAGGTGTCGGGGTGACATCAGGAGTGGCCTCTGGTGTATCCTCTGGACATTCAGGGAGAACGGGACCACACGAAAGCAACACCAGACACAACAGGTAGATGTACCTCATCGATAAAATCTCCTACGGGCAATCGAACGTGACCATGACTCCTCGGAATTGCAGTGTGTTCCCTCCACCTGGGGTATTGTTATTCATCGTTACGCGGAGATAGTAAAGCCTCGAGGAAACGAGTGTTTCCGTCAAGGCGCCACTCCCGGTGCTGATCTCCCCCGTGCCTGCCCCGAGTACAAATGACGCTTCGGTCGTCGCTCCGACCTGGTCTGGCGTTCGACTGAGGAGCTCGAGCGTCATCACCTGCCCCCCTGCGGTCGGGCGGTTTCCTGTCATCGTCAGGAGGGTGATCCTGGTCCCGTACTGTAGCTCGTTCAGGCTCCGACTAATCGCGTAGTAGTCCACCGAGTCGTTCGGGGAGTCGATGATGTACGAACCCAGGGCGTCGCTCGTGAGGTTCGGATAGTCGGTAGACTCTCGAACCGGCCGGAAGTCGTTCGCACCGAGATGGATTGTCCCCTCCCGGAGGTAGCACCCCTCGTAGTTGCGGAGGTGACCGTCGAACTGATGCGTCAGCCACAGGCTCAGATTGTGGGTGATCTGGAAACCAACCACGGGGTCGGTGTCGAGGTTGTGGTACTGGACGTCCAGCTTGACGTCGTTCTGGTCCCCCGTGCACTGGACCTCGAAATGAGCTCCCGCGTCCGTGTGCTGCGGGTAGACGACGTCCCGAAACTTCTGGCCCAGCTCAGCCAGGAACGCGTGGAGGTAGTTCGCCCTCCCGCTGGTCAGCCCGGTGTTGTTCAGGTGACCGGCGATGATCTCACCGTCCGCGGGGACGGACTCGACGTCCCCCGCCGCGGCGGAGTCCGCCCAAATCGCGTCCGTGACGCTGTGCCAGAGTGCTCTTGTCAGTGCTGTTACGCTCACGTTTTACCTCAAAATTCGACGTCGCCTGCGAGCTATTAGAGCCCTTAGAATCGATTTTCTGAAAAGATGAGCTTTGCTATTGACCACCCGTCGATCGTGTCACCGGCGAGCTGTGGCGCGTTTTCGGGGGTCCCGATTCTTGATCGACTTAACTCATTCAGGAAGTTTGTCGATCTTTTCAAGTGAATTATTCAAGTGAATTAATTGCTTACAGTGCGAGCAATGAATTATTCTCCGATCTCAGCCGCGAGGTCGACGCAGAGGAGCCCCCGCGTCGCGCCGCCCTCCTCAGAAAACCCGTTCGCCCCCCCGGCCCCGAACGTGAACGCGGTCAACACCAGGTCGATGATCTGCCCGATCTGGACCCCGGCAGGCTTCGCGCGTGCGACGCACGTCGCGACGTTTAGCGCGGCCTCCGGACTCGCGAGCCAGTGGACGTTCGAGACGACCTGGATCGAGAAGCACGCCGGGGGGGACTCCCAGAGCGACTGGTTCCCGATAACTCCGTTCACCAGACCGTTCACGATGCTTAGGAGCTCGTCCGGAGTGCCTTTGCTCCTGAGTACCTGGAGCCATACGCCGATCCTGGTCCGGTAGTCGTTGTCCCCGAGACCGTTCCGGGGGAGGCCGACGACCGCGCCCCACTGGTCGAGCTGCCAGCCGACCGCGAGCGCGAGCTGGGACCGCTGCTGCCAGAGGAGGTACAGGACGTCTTCCTGGTCCTGGAGCGCGCGGCCACTCTCCGCCAGGGCGTTGAACATCTTCAGCCAGTTAGCCCCGTCCCGGAACTGCCCGAGCAGGAGCGCGACTAACCTGGACTCGTAGTCCGTGATTTGGGATATTTCGCTCATGGCTGTACTGTAGACTACCCGGGAGATTTTTTCGAGCTGTGAATTATTTTTAGGTTTTGTGAATTATTTTCTTGACTCTGAATCGTGGATAGCTTATAGTAGATACAGATTGAGATTGAGATTGAGAAACACGAACTTGGAGAGAACGACCATGATTGAAAAAATGAACCTTAAAGACGAAGAGCGTTACGAACCTTTCACGACTCGTCGTTCGATTCTCTGGTCGCAGCATGTGGACTTTTCTCGACCAGGTAGTGGTAGCGTCGAGCACGAGTCGGAGCTGCCTGTTGGCGCTCAGGTGCTCGGGTACGCATTTCCTTTGGCCACTGGCGGCTTCAGGGTCGAATGGATTTAGAGTACGTCCATGTTCGCGATCGCGTAACTCGCGACTTGGGCGTCACTCATCGAGAGGTTCCCGGTCGCGACCGGGGGGTCTACCGTGTCGACGAGCGGCCCGGTGTGCGTCAGGACCCCCTGCACAGTGTAGATCGCCTTGACGATCTTCCCGCTGATCACATCCTCCCCGACCAACCCCTGCCCCGTCGTCACAGTCCCCTGAAGCACCTCGAGCTCGGTCAGCCCTTGGGCCAGAGCCAGCAGGATCTGCTGCTTCACCTGGGCGTCTCCGTCGATCGGGTACGTCGAGTCGGTCGTGATGGTGGTCCGGATGTGGACGGTGACGAGCGCGGGGACGGTGTACTCAACCGTGTGGTTGTCCCCCGCCGCGTCGACCGCTGTGCCCGAGCTGGTCCCGTACGTCGCGATCCCCGCGGGCTTTGACAACCAGATCTCGTCCACGATATCTTGAGCCGTCCCGCCGTAGACGACGCATTGGACGGAGTGGGCGTCCTGCCCCGCGACCACCCCGTCTGTCGAGTTCTCGATCACTTTTACCGACGTCACCCCGTCAAGGTCCGCCAGGCGAGCGTAGAGGGAATCGACCGTCCCGCGCCCCGTCGCGGACAGGGAGGCCTCCCGCCTCGAGCGGAACCCCTCGTCAGACTCCTGGTCCGTCCCGAGCACCGCGGCGACCGTGTTCGTCACCCCGGTCAGGCCGGCGACAGGAGTGTCGATCGTGTCGAGCGCTCCGACCCCCGCGGCGCCTGGGCCGGTCAAGACAGCAGTAACCCCGCAGGTCACGGTCCCGCCTCCACCGATGACTGCTAGGGCGTCGAGGCTGAACTGGACCCCTGTCGCGCTGACCGAGAACCGCGTCCCCCCTGCGACGTTCGTCCCGGCGACGCCTGAGAGCGTGACGCCCGGGGAGGAGATAGTGGAATACGTCGCCGCGTTCCGGGAGAGCCCTAGTAGCGAGCAGACATTCTCGAGCGCGACCCCCGCGGCGGAGTCGGGGTCGATGGCTTGGTAGACGGCCTCGATCGCCTCGTCCTGCTCGGCCAGGTACTGAGCGAAAATCCGGAGGAGCACCCCGTCCGGGGAGTCGTCTGAGACATCCGTCCCCACCCCGAACTCGGAGATCCAGTCTGCCCGGAGCGCCGTCAACCAGTCCGCTGCGGACGCTTTCGCATACCCTGTCGTCGTCAGTGTACCCACAGAAAATCCTCTCTAATGTGCGCTCACGAGACAGGAGCACAACACATCTATCCCTGCGGTTTTACTCTCGAGGCAGTACCCGAGCTCCCGCAAACGCTCAGAGATTTTTGGCATCGTCCCGTCTGGAGGGGTGACTGTCGTAGCGTTTGCGTGACCAGGCTGTGAGTCGGATGTTTTCACCCAATTTCCTGGCGCTGCAGCCGTCCCATCCTGCAGGAGTACCTGAGCGATACCGGAAATCACTATCCACGTCAGGTCTGGATTCTCGTCGTCCTCATAAATCACACCAAGCATCGATCTCTCTGAGGCCTGAGATATCTCCCACGACAGAGGTATGTTGGTGGACGCCCGGCAGACCAGCCCCCGTCGTGTGATGCTGCCTGGTAGTTTGTGGACCAGGATCACGAGACCCCCCTCGGATGTATTCGCGATCGTACCCGGGATTAGGTGTCCTAATTGGCCGATACCGACGATACGGAGCACTGACATGAGTAGTCCCCCTAAATCTGTTCGGAATCTAGAGTGATTTCGCTCCTGGTCGCAGTGTAGTCTACCTGCTGAGATTTTCCGAGCTGTGAATTATTATGTTGATCTTTCCGTGCGGGTTGATTATAGTAGATACAGGTTTTTCTTAACCCTTGGAGGCAATATATGGAGACAGCCCTTATCCCCCGAACGACCGTGACCGAGGTGTGCGCTCACCGGGACGCAGCCATGACCATGATGCGCGATGCCGTGGCAGCCATGGTACAGGGCCAAGCCTTGGCCGAGCAGTCCTACCGGCACGCGCAGCAGGCTCACGGGGCGGCGACGTTCACGCTGTCCGACCGCAGCAGGTCGGAGGCGTACAAGAGGCTCTTCGAAGGGATCGACCCAGAGAAGAGCTTCGAGGCGTACCGCCAGCAGGTCGACGCCAGGGTGTGGATGAACCTCCTGTGCCTGACCGGCATGGAGCACATGATGGACAGGACCGCCAAAGATGAGCTGTACGATCAGCTCTGCAACGACGTACCGGAGGTGTCGGAGGACACGATCTACGCGACGTTCGATGGCCTGCGGAAGGACGCCTACCTGATCTTTCAGCGAGGGCTGGCCCGTGCTTTCATCGACTTGGACAGGAGGTTCCGGAGCCACGACGCCTTCAAGATCGGGGCGAGAATCATCTTGACCAACGTCTTCAACGAGCGGGGGAACTGGGGCCACTACAGCATGAGGGACACGATCTGCGACGTCGAGCGGGTGTTCGCCGTCCTGGACGGGAACAAGCCCGACCCCCGCGGGCTGATCAACGCCATCGACGAGGGGCGCGGACGGAACCTCAACCCCCGGCAGTCCTGCACAGAGTCGGAGTATTTCCGGATCCGCACGTACATGAACGGGAACGCGCATCTCTGGTTCACCCGAGACGACCTGGTCGGGAAAGCGAACGGTGTGCTCGCAGACTATTACGGGGAGGTGCTTCCGGACGGCGTCCCGGCGGACGTGACAGACAAGGACATCCGAGAGCGCTCTACGGTACTCTGCAAAGACCTGGGGTTCTACCCGACGCCCGAAGCAGTGGTCGAAAAGTTGTTGTCTGACCTGTACATCAACGAGGGGAGTCGGGTACTCGAACCGTCAGCAGGTACGGGGAACATCGTCCGCCACCTGCTCAAGACGGGGGCGGGAGTCGACGCCGTGGAGGTAGACGCGGGGAGGGTCCTGGTGCTGCAAGAGCTGTCTCGCGCGCACAAGCGACTGACCGTCCTACACGCTAACTTCCTGCGAATGATTCCCGTCCCCGCGTACTCCCACGTCGTCATGAACCCCCCGTTCCACGGGACTCTCTACATGCAACACGTTCTGCTGGGGTTCGAGTTCCTGCGCCCCGGGGGGAAGCTGGTCGCCATCCTCCCCGCCACCGTCGAGTTCGGGGAGAGCAAGGCGCACGACACTTTCCGTGCGTGGGCGAAGAAGCACAGCGACTGCTACGGGTCTCCGTTCCGGGATCTCCCCATGGAGTCGTTCGCGTCGTCCGGGACGCGGATCAACACCGTTTACGTGGTGCTCCATAAATAGGTGTCAGATCTCCACCTGCGCCCCGAACGTAACCAGCTCCGAGCTCCCGACCACAGACACCCTCCCCGTCACAGTCACAGCCCGGTTGACGACCGACGTCGTCAGGGACGCGACCGCGCGCACCCCAGGCACCCTGGTCACCTCCCGCACGATCGCGGCCCTGAGCTGCCCCTCCGTTGTGCCCTTCGTGAGCAGTGTGCTCCAAGGCATACCCAGCCTGGTGTCGTAGTCCCACTCCCCGAGCCACCTCCTGAGACGAATAGATATCCGCTGCCCGATGCACTCGTCCCTGTCCGAGACCTCGTCCAGTCTGACGAACGTCCCGAGCGTCCGCTGGAGGTCCCCTGTCGATGTGAGCTGTAGCGCCACTGTGATCTCCTATGATGTCCGCAGAGTCACGCCCGACCCGAGAAACACGTTGCCCGGCTGCGTCCCGTCTGACACCCACCGGAGCCCCAAACGGAGCCAATCACCTGCGCCGTCTACGCCCGCCCATGCTGCCGGAGTCGACCAAGTGACGAACGCCGAACCGGCGCCACCGGAACGCTTTCCGCTTACTTGGAGAGTTGCTGTGCTTCCCGCCTTGGCCGCCAGCCCGGTAAACAGTGCTTTGATTTCCGTGTTCGACGATGCGCCTGCATCGTCAACGTCGAGAATCTGAATAGCCGTGGACGCGATATCATAGCCCGCGCCCCACGTCGGGTAAGTCTCTCCGTCAATTGGCGTGCCCATGCCTCGGTCATCGTAGTATAGCACCCGGAGTTGGTTTGTGCCCCCGGCGCTGTTGCCGCAGTAGTAGCCTGCGGACATGCCTGTGATATCTGGTAGCCCGCCTGTGCCCTGATTCGAAACTCCGAGCGTCCATCCACCGATAGGTGGGGTTGCACTGAACGTCGCGTTCTGCCACCCCCACACGTACCCCCGGGAGTCGATCATGATTCGAAACCAGACGCCATTAGCCGCCGTCGCAGGAGTCACAGTCAGCATCGGCCCCGTCACGCCTGCGTTGTTTTGCGTCCCACAAAGGACGTTGGCACCCGAACGCTGAAAAAATGAACGAATGAATTTACCAGTGTCTGCAATACCATGGATCATGATCCCGGAAACATCACCCACCGCCGCGCAGTTCGTCGCGAGTCGAGCTGTGA